GTTAAAGAATAATGTATGTAAGAGAGTAAAACATATTAAGGGTGTAGTTAGTGGTTGGCAACAGAAACCAAATGGTGATATTGAGTCAATAATATATGGAGGTAAGAGATTATCTGCTGATCTATTTGTAGATTGTAGTGGGTTTAAGTCATTACTATTGGGTGACGCAATGGGTGTACCATTTGAGTCATTCCATTATAATGATGGAGGTTGCTTATTAAATGACAAAGCAATATCTATTTCAGTACCACATGAGGATCCATCAAGAGAAGTTACTAACACAACTAACTGCACAGCATTAAATAATGGATGGGTGTGGGATGTACCATTGTGGGAACGTGGTGGACTGGGGTATGTGTACTCCAGTGACTTTATTACAGAGGATGAGGCACAAGTAGAGTTGTATGACTATTTGGTACGCTCTAGGGGCAAGGAGAGGGCAGACGCAGTGTCATATAGAACCATACCATTTAGGATGGGTAAGCATGAGAAATCATTTGTTGGTAATGTTATTGGTATAGGTTTATCTAATTGTTTTGTGGAACCATTAGAGTCTACTGGTCTCTTAGTTACCCATGAACAGGTGATTAGATTGTGTAATGCACTATCAGGACGTAATGGGTTCATACCTAAGGTAGAGAAGGAAATGATTAATCAGGTAGCAAACTATGAAATTGAGGGTCATAAGAACTTTGTTGCTGCTCACTATGCTTTCTCTGAACGTGAGGAACCATTCTGGAAGACTGCATCAGAGGTCATAGACTATGACTTTAAAGGTGCTGACAACCTATTCTTACGTTATGGTTCACATAAGTACATAAACTTTGACTTTCTAACTGACTTGGGTAGTATAGAGTACAATGACGGACCTAGATATTGTGCAGCAGGTATGGGATTTAATCCTATAAATAAAGTGACACTACCTTTATCAAGGATGTGCAATGAAATAATACCTGAGGAGGACGAGCAAGCACTCGCCAACGCAGAGGAGATTATTGACAAGTGGCATGAAGACATGCTATCATATTGTGAGACTTTACCCTCGTCTTACGAGTTCTTAAAACAAACCATTTATCAGGAATAAAATGTCAGAAGATACGAATTTAAAGGTGGATAACCTAGAAGATGCAGGTGAGGTTGCTGGTTTATCACCAGATCTTGCAGCAGCAGCAACAAAACTAAATCCTGACTCCATTAATGAAGATATGGAGGATTATGGATTGCCTGAGTTGCCCCCTGAGGATATACAGGAAGTTAAGGATGCTTACGAAGCAGTTCAGAGTCTTGATGATCTATGGAAAAATCTTATCTATCAACATAGAGAGAAGTATACTCACTATCAAGAGATGCAAGAAGGATTGGGTTCCATGGCATTTGACAGACCTGAGACTAGAATCAACTTTACCGACCTTAATAAGATTAGAGACGAGTTAGTTAAGATAGAAGGTGGTATTGAGACTCTTAACTTGTATCGTAAGTATGTGCTTAAAGAAGATGAGAAACCATGGTTAGAAGCAGATATGGAGAAGGAGAGATCTAATATCAAAGTAGCAACTTCATCCAAATACTCAGATAGTAAAAGGGCAGAACAAAAAGCAAAAGACTATACTAAATTATCAGATTGGCAAGGTGAAGTAAGAGACGACCTTAACAAGTTGACCTAATGGATCTAAACCTTGATTATTTGTTCCCCACTCCTATTTGGTGGTTGGATTTAGATATTGATGTAGCAGCAATGCAAGAAATATGTTATGGTATTGCTGAGAATATGCCTACAAAAGAAAGAAGTAACAGGGGAATACTGAATTATCAGTCCCCTGACTTTTTTGGCGAGGAATTAGTTAAAGAACCAGAGGATGATGTGTTTGCTGAGTTATGCAGACAAATTAAACACTGGGGTAATAAAGCATTTGATTCATTTGAGTCATGTGCTACTACGTTGGAATTTGCTAACGTATGGATTAATATTAATAATAAGGGAGGATATAATGAGGTACATGTGCATCCAGGTTCTATAATGTCTGGTGCATTTTATGTCAAGACTCCTAAGGAAGGGGATTGTGGTAGTATCACATTTCATAAGAATCCTATGGAGGGATATGTAGTTCATTCTCTCGGATTGGCAGAGGATTTGAGTAAGGCAGAAGCAGCACATACTCATGCAACTATGTCTTACCCACCAAAAGAAGGTCGATTAGTTCTATTTCCATCATGGGTATCTCATGGTGTGAGAGAGAACCACACTGAAGAAGATCGTATTAGTATCTCATTTAACTTGATTCCAAACAGGAACAAGAGAGATATGGCAGACATTATTAAATCACATGATAGAACAACTATTCTCGGTACCCGTAGTGAAGGGAACGATAGTACCATCTGATGAACAACTATCTGCATCATTATCATTCTTAGATGAAGCATGGTCAGTTGCTAATCGTGGTGTATGGGCAAATGAATCAGGTAAGTCAACTGGTGAACTAGAACAAGGGATGGAATTATATCAATCATCTACATTTGATTGGTTAACCATGCCTATGTTAGATGCAGTACATGATTACTGGGATAATACTCTAAAGTATCGTAAAGATTTCCACATGTATGTGGATGCTATGTGGGCGAATCAGCATTTCGAAGGAGATAGCACAGGAGAGCATAGTCATTGTGCAGGTGCAGGTAAGTCACATGTATCGTGTGTATATTATCTTAAGAAGAACCCTGACTATGGTCATTTATTATTTCGTGATCCAATAGAATCTATTTGGGGTTTGTCACCTCTAGATTATATGTTCACAAATAACAAGAAGCATCATATACATAAGGCAAAGTCATATGATTATGTTATATTCCCATCATGGTTATATCATGAGACACAACCAAATGGCAAAGATGAACGCATTGCTATTAGTATAAATTTTAGTGGGTTCCCATTAGATCTAAGTGAAGGAGACATTTATGGAAGTACTTAGTTTACCATTTTTAAATCCAAAAATATTCCAGACAGATGATAGACCAAGAGTCTGGGAGGGTGCATTAAAGAATCCCGAACAGTATTGTACATGGGATGATGTAACCAAGTGCATGAATAACCCATGGCATTTTAGGTGCTGCTTACTCAATACTGATGGACGTAGACTAGATCTTAATGAGCAGTTTGAGGTGTGGTATGAGGATAAGTTTCCATTAAAGGAGGAACTATTCCAAGGTATTAATGAAGGACTGACGTTTACTATAGAACAGTATGGTCATTATAATAAGGCAGTAGATAATTTATTAGAGAATATAGAAGACAGGTATGATTGCAATTGTGATGCACATATATTTGGTAATGCTAAACCAAATGGTGTATCCTTTGGTGCACACTGGGATCTACCACCTAATTTTATATGTCAGATAGAAGGAGAGACACACTGGCAAGTATATAAAGAGAGGTGTAGTGCATTAGTTAAGATGGATGATAATCCATACAGTCCTGATAATAATAATCACCAACTCACAGTTGATTTAGATGTGATATTAAAACCAGGTGATGTTATGTACTTCCCTGCAAGAACATATCATAAACCATTTCCAGGTGGTAAAAGATTAAGTATGAGCATACCATGTTCATATCCTCGTGATGTACCAAGTGATAGGAGACAATATGAAATCCGTTTTTAATACACTACCAGAACCTATAGTTAACCAACTAGACAATATATGTCGCAACCCAAGGTTTCCATGGTATTGGTTAGATGATACTACCTATCAAGTTGCATCCAGTCATGATGGTATTAAGGCACAGTCATTCTCTCATCAATTAATAGATGAGTATGAACCTGTTAGTGAACAGACAGGACTATTTGAGAGTGCATTGCATTGCATTGCAGATAAATGTGATGCTAGAGTATCAGACATATATCGTGTACGATTAGGACTATGCTATCCTGATGGTATGTTACATCATGCACCACATACAGACTATGATTTCGATCACACTACTGCATTATATTATGTCAATGAAGCAGAGGGTGATACATTTTTCTTTGATGGTGATAATAATATTGTTCACCGAGAGACACCACTCAAAGGTAAGATGATAGTATTTGATGGTAAAGATATACATGCTTCATCATCACCCACTCAAGGTATTAGGATTGCAATGAATGTCAATTTTAAACTACGAATTTCTTGACCCTGAGGTCTACAAATATAATGATGAACCTAGAGTATGGCATAATGCTGTAGGGCAGATCGTTACATGGGAGGATGCAGAAAATGCCTTAAATGCCCCATGGAATTACATCACTACAGTATTAGGTGATGATGGTAAGAGAATAGATTTAGAGACAGTAGAAGAACCATGGTTCTTTAAGGGAGTATATAAGAAGAGAGATCTATTTGAGTATGCAAGACGTGGATGGACAGTAAATATATCACAGTATGGTCATGGTAATAGTAAGGTAGAAGAGTTATTAACTGAGTTCGAGACTAGATTTGATGGGTGTGCTGACTGTCATATCTTTATGAACTTAGGTACAAGACCACAAGCAAAATCATTTCATCCACATTGGGATCAAGGTCCAACATATATTATGCAGATGGATGGAGAGACTAGATGGGTAGTATATGAGAACAGAGCAAGTGCATTGCTACCAAGCACAGAAGACTATCCGTATGTACCAAGTCAGGAAGAACTGACAATACAACTAGACACTGTACTTACAGCAGGAGATGTACTATACTTACCCCAGAGGAAATTCCACAAAGCATATCCATCTAAAAAGAGACTCTCAATATCAGTACCAATATGGTGTCCAAAGAGATGTGAGTGCAGTGATCGGAATTCGTATCGTTTAAATCTCTAAATACTATTAACGTCACATGTGGGGGAAACATGACATCAATAGCAGTGGAGTGCCTAACTCTACAGCAGAAGCATAAACAAACATTAACTAAAGCACTGTTCCTATTACAGAAAGAGTGTTATAATAAACTGGGTCAACTACCAGATGAACAACGTGAATTGATTGATGAAATTGCGTCCGCCTTACATCTCAAGCATGAGAATAGAGGATAACTTCCTCGCTCAAGACAAATGGAAAGAACTGCATGATTATATGACATCATGGGAGTTCCCATGGTTCATGCAACCTACATTAACTTATGGTAATGATGATTTAGAATCGTTTGGATTTAACCACTGGTTAACTGCTGAGGAACACCCATTATTTGCTCACCTCGTCAGCGAGATGCAATCTGCCCTATCTGCCCGTAATGTGTTACGGGTACGAGCAGACATGACAATACTTAACCCTAATAAGTATAGACATGGATGGCATACAGACACTAAGGAGAAGCATACAGTCTGCATATATTATGTGAATGATAGTGATGGTAATACATTACTTAAGGATCCAGTTGAGGGTCATGGTTTTATGCAAGTAGAACCAAAAGCGAACAGACTATTGGTATTTGATGGCAGTATAGAACATACTGGTCACTCACCAAGTGAACACAAGCAGAGGATATTAATCAATGCAAACTTAGAGTTATGAGTACACCTATTTTTCTATCGGAGTCTGTTAGATTGGAACTAAGAAACATACTCAAGTCACTTGAGATTGGAATGAAAGTTAAGACACCTGACAATGAAGAAGGGTACATAGATTTCATTTGTGACCAATACATCACTGTGGTGACCCATGAGTGGGAGGATAAGGATAAGTTAAATGGTAAGAGACAAGTCAAGGTATTGGTATATGCTGATGACTGGGAGAATATGTATCTAGAGGACACTCACTTCTTTAATAAAAAGAATTATACAGGATATATTAGTGAACATCCTGGAAATGAGGATTTGCCAAAAGACATTACTGGCAAGGATCCTGAGAATAAATAATTACATAATGAGGAACTATCATGTGGAACGTTAATTTAAAACCTGTATGTAAGTTTGCTACTAAGGTTAAGGAGTGGGATAAGGCACTAGCAAAGAAGATACAAGACAAGTATAACTTGACTGACTATCAGATGTTATGCCTAGCATTTGGAAAAGGATTTATTATTGGTGCTATACTATTATGATGCAATTTAATGAGAAGGACGTTAACCGCATGATTCGAGCATGTGAGTACTATGAGCATTGGGTATGTGGCAATCATCCTACTGGTTATATGAAGGAAGAATACAGTCACCTACTAAAGAAACTACATAACTATGAGTCCGAGATTGAGTGTCCAGATTGCAAGTGCTGTACAGTCCACTCATAGAAGTGGCACACACCCTGTTGCAAGTGGTTGACCATATGGTATTGTATTAATGGGAAACAAAGCGGTTCCCCTCTAGTCCGACAAAGATGCCGATCCCATAAGCAACTCGGATCCCAGAAGCGGACACATGACCGAGGGGGTAAAATGCACAGACAGACCGTTTTTGT